TAAAGCCACAAAGGCGGTACTCATCAAAGAAGTTCTTGAAGCTAAAAAATCCGAATAGCAAATGTCAGGTAGCATTCTAATGGCTGCAAAAGCCGATTATAAAAAAATGATGGTTTCGGGTGGATATGAGGTTGATATTATACTTTCAACTCCATCCGGTGATTTCACATGTAATACTACCGGATTAGGATCTAAACATCATTTGAGTGTTGATACAGATGGTTCTCAGGTAAATTCTATGCAAGCTCACGTTAGTATAGATGAAGATGAACTTCAGAATGATTCGTACCCTGTGAGAAATGCGAAAGGTGAAATTTCACTCTACGGGCACAAAGTGTCTTTCAAAGATAGTTCCGGGATTGTAAAAGCGTATATAGTAAGGGAACAATTCCCAAATGAAACATTTGGTGTAATAGTATTAATTCTGGGATATTGGACACAATAATAAGCCATATAATACCACAACAAAACTTCGAGAAAGTTGGGGAGCAAATTGGTGCTATTCTTACAGTTGAACTGGAGGCTCAAAAAACCAACCAGGGTTTTTTGGATGATGTTAAGGTTTTTCAAGAAAGAATGGACCCTCCAAATACAGAGGAGGAACTTATTGTAAATGTTCTTTATAACGGGACTAATAATGCAGACGATTCCCAAAGTAGAACTGCGGGCACCGCTACCTACTATGTAGATGTCTATTCTACCGGGAAAGCTTCAAATAGTACTCCTGGGGATTTGGCTTCCAATAGAAGATGTAATAAGTTTCTTGGAATGATACGATATATTCTTTCATTCACAGGTTATAAAACATTGGGTTTTTTGCCCGGTTTTATTGCAGGAGTTTCTTTAGATAACATTCAAAAGATGGCACCGGAAACTATAGATGCAAGTTATACAACTATGGGAAGGATCACCGTCTCCGTTAGAATGACTGAAGGTCAGGAATTGGAAACAGGATCTGTAATAAGTGAAATTTTAACAAGCGTGAAATTGGAATTAACTGAACAAGGATATCAATATAAACAAGTAATATTATGACAGCGATCTCAACAGCCGTTGGACTGGAAAGAAAATCTCGTACCAGCGGATATAAAATTAAAAAAGGTTTCTTCGAGGCCAATACTCCTAATCTGCCTCAGATTGTCGCAGTATTGGGAGAGGCGAATGATGCCAATCAAACAGGTTTAGATTTAGAACCTTTTGAGTTCACATCTGCTCAGGAAGTAGGTGAAAAATATGGATATGGCTCTCCATTACACCAGATAGCACGTATTTTACGGCCAAAAAACTCCTCAGGGATTGCAGGGATACCTACAGTAATTATCCCACAGGTTTCAGATGGTGCCGCAACTGCCACCGTTCACGAATGGACAGTGACAGGAGCAGCTACAGAAAATGCAACTCACAGTTTTGTGATTGCAGGACGTGATAATGTGGACTTTGTAGGTTATGACTATGCAGTTGTAAAGGGGGATACTCCAACAGCCATTGCAACTAAAATTGCAGATGCTATTAACGGAGTTCTTGGAAGTCCTGTTATTGCTTCCGCAGCCTTAGGAGTAGTCACTTTAACTACAAAATGGAATGGTGAGACCAGTTCAGAATTAAAAACACGGGTTAGCACAGGAAGTAAGCCCGCGGGAGTTACTTACAGCCAGTCTGCTTCAACAGATGGTGCAGGGGTTGTAGATCTTGCAGCTGCCTTGGCATATTTTGAAAGTATCTGGTACACCTCTGTAATTAACCCTTATGGTGCAGCACATCTTGATACCTTAGAACAATTTAACGGAATTCCAGATCCTGATAATCCAACAGGACGTTATGAGGGAACTATCTTTATGCCTTTTATGGCCTACTTTGGTTCTACTTTAGATGATAAAGATGATCTTTCAGCCATTACAGATGCTGCTGGTAGAGTAGATCAGGTTACAAATGTACTTTGTCCTGCTCCAAAATCGGAAGGTTTCTCCTGGGAAGCTGCCACAAATGCCGTGAGGGTTTTTGCACGTATAATGCAAGATTCTCCTCATTTAGACATAAACAGCAAATCGTATCCGGATATGCCTGTACCGGCAACCGGTGCAATTGGAGATCTGGCCAATTATAACAACCGGGATTTCCTTGTAAAAAAAGGATGTTCAACAGTTATTTTGGACAATGGAGCATACAAGATTCAGGATTTTGTCACTACCTACCATCCGGAAGGGGAATCTCCACTGCAATACGCGTACGCACGTAATTTGAACTTAGATTGGAATGTTTCCTTTACCTATAGAGTTTTAGAAGATATCTACGTGAAAGATCACGTATTGATATCGGATGGACAAATTTCAGAGGTGGCAAAAGCCATTAAGCCTGCTGAATGGAAAGCGGTACTTTCTACTTTGTTTGATGATTTGGCCGGAAGAGCATTGATTAATGATCCTGAATTTAGCAAAACTAGCTTACAGGTACAGAGAAATACTGATAATCCAGACAGATTTGAAACCGCTTTCAGATATCGAAGGACAGGAATAGCAAGAATTGAATCCACCGACGTTGAAGCCGGTTTTTAACCCTATAAATTATAAAATATGAACTTTTTAGGAGGAGATATTACCGAAATTGTTTGCAAGCATCCTAAGCTTGGAGATTTCAGATTCCAAACCAAATCCAATGAATCCTATACAATGGATCGTGGAGGGTACAGAAATAACGATGATGCCAATCAGATCACCGGTGGCGGTCAGGCAATCTTTCAAAAGAACCGCGTTCGCTGGAGTTTTGAAGGACCTGTGTTGGTAGATTTTACAGAGGGAGCTACAGTAGAAAAATTAGCCGAATCCTCAGAGGATGGCGTTTGGATCATCACTCATATTTCCGGTGCCATTTACCAGGGTAAAGGTCAAATAGTGGGAGATTTACAACCCGATACAAATTCTGCTCAGATGTCTCTTAAAGTTTCTGGCGGTGGAAAATTAGAAAAACTATAAAGATTTTATGAAAGCGAAAACGCTGCTTTTAATTTTGTGTGTCTCAATGATATGCTTAACGGGATTCGGAAATACAACTGCCGACCTGAGCAAAAATTCGACCACTGATGTGATCCAGACGGATCTTTCAGCAACTGTTGGAACTGCAATTAATGTTGAGGTAACTCAACTGGAAATGATTGTAAAAAAAGTACCTGATAATGTTATCATTTTATATGATAGCCCCCAAATTATCAGCTATAATAAATTAAATGCTGTGGCAAATGTTACCAATGATCAGAAAGATCAGAACAACTCTCTAAATTATTTGTTAGATGTCGGTTGGCACTATGACTATGATGTCAATCTAACACCTGATAAAAAAAGAGACCCCACAGGTGTTTTGTCAAACTTTTACATATAATATTACCCTAATAGATTTATAATTAAAAAGCCTTAGGCATTGGCTTAAGGCTTTTTTTTAAAACCCAAAAATATGAGCAAAGTAGATTCAGAAGTAGCATTAAAAGAACTTAAAGAGTTCTTAAAAAAATACAAGTCAAAAGAGATTCGTAGAGGAACATTGACAGATGAAAAAATTAAAGAGGATTACGTAGATGTTCTGGAAGCCATAGAAGATGGTTTACTCGTTTTTGATGAGAAATCACATCCATCATATACACTGGAATCACCTCTTTTTGAGGATGCAGAGAATCAAGACCTGATAGTTAGACAGGTTAATTTCAGATCTCGCGTAAAAGCAGCTGACAAAACCTTGGTTATGGATGGACTTGATTTTGAAAAGCAACGTGGAACTTATGTGGTAAAGCTTCTTTCATATATCACCAAATTGAGCATTACAGAGGTGAAACAATTGGGAAATGAAGATTTTGTTGTACTTAATCAGCTTTGCTCGGTTTTTTAAGTAGGTGTCTGGCTGATGTTCCTCCTGATGCAGTAATAAAAAGGATTGGACAGGAATATCATTGGACACCTGAAACAATAGACAAAATGTTTTTAGATGATTTAGATCATCGTGGTATTTACTATTGGCATTATCACATTGAAAAGGTAATCCAATCAATGAAACAAAAATAACAATCAATGGCTGCTGAAATTAAAGTCCCTACCATATTTACTGCAAAGGATAAACTTACAGGAGTTGTCAAACAAATGACTTCCGGAGTTACTAAGTTTGCAAGAAACTCCGGGGCAGCTATTGATCGTTTTGATCACAAGGTGACCCGCACTTTCCGAAAAATGGGAAATATAAGCAGGCTTGCACTTGGTTTAGGTGTTGGAGCCCTCTTTATTAGTGCCGGGAAAGATGTCCTTACCTATGAAACTGGATTAGTAGGTTTATCCAAAACTACAGGAATAGTTGATAAGGCTCTGGATAAGCTAAGCAATAAGGTTATTGATATGTCTGAGGAGATGCGGGGTGTTTCTTCTATTAAATTAGTGGAACTTGGTGCAGCTGCAGGTCAATTAGGGGTCACCGGTTCCAAAAACATTCTTGTGTTTTCAGGAACTATGGCTAAGCTTGAAAAGGCTTCAGATATAGCGGGAGAAGAGGGAGCAGCATCTATTGCCAGATTATTGAATATTACTGGCCAGGGCGTTGGAGTTATAGACAAATTTGGAGCTGCCATAGTTGGTTTAGGGAATACATCTGCTGCAAAAGAAAGTGAAATTCTATCTGTAGCAAGTGAAGTAGGTAGATCCACAGCAGCTTATAAACTTCACGCAAAGGAAATATTAGGTATTGCCACCGCTTTAAAATCTTTGGACGTAAGACCGGAGGCTGCGGGTACAGCCGTTGGTAAAGTATTTCGAGGTATTGAAATGGCAACCATAAAAGGAGGTAAAACCCTTCTTAACTATGGTAAAATTATGGGAATGACTTCTGAGAATGTCAAAAAAACTTTTGCAGAAGATCCTCAAAAAGCTTTTACGACCTTTATCAAGGGTTTGAATAGAATAAGCAATGAAGGTGGCAGTGTTGCTAAAGCTTTAGATGATGTAGGTTTAAGCGGAGAAACAGTTTCAAAAGGTATTGTTCCTTTGGCAACTAACTTTGCTCTTCTAAATGACAAGCTGAAACAATCCAGTGATGAATGGAATAAGAATACAGCCTTAAATGAGGAATTTAATGCGGCTTCTAAAACCACCGCAACTGCTCTGGAAGATATTAAAAATTCTTTTACCAATGTAATTCTTAAACAAGCTACAGCTGGTTCCGGATTGGACTACTTGCAAAAAACGTTGTTCTTTGTTTCTGATAATATGGACAACGTGGTAGTATCTGCAGCAGCACTCATAGGTATGTATGTAGTTATGAAAGCGATTGTGATAGGTTCAAAGATAGCTACCGCAGGGTATAATATAGTGTTGGGGATTCATTCTGCAATCACCAAAACAAACAAAAGAGCAGTTGTAGGCAATACTATTGCCCAAGGTGCTTATAGAGTAGCTATGGCAATAGGTGCAGCAACCACTTGGGTTGCAACTGCGGCGGCCAAGGCATTTGGTGTAGCTATGAATTTAAGTTTATGGCCAATATTGTTGATCATTGCAGCCATTGCAGGAATAATTATTGTAATAAAGAATTGGGCGAGTATCACAGATTGGTTTGGAAAGATGTGGTCTCAGTTTACTGGATGGATATCAGAACTTTGGGCAGGGGTTGTTAACTTCTTTAAGGAGTTCGATTTTAATGCGTTCTTTATGGATATAGGTCAAAGTCTTTTAAAATTTCTATTAACGCCAATTCGAGATTTATTAAAATTGCTTTCTATGCTTCCCGGCAAACTTGGGAGTATGGCATCTATGGGTCTTGAAAAATTAGGAAATATTACCGGAGATCTCAATGTGAATAATAATGGCAGCGATGGTGTTTTACCCACTACCACTCAAACCAGTTCAGAGATTACTAGGGAAACCGTGCGTAATGGAAATCTTAATATTAATCTGAATGATCCTGGTAAAAATGTAGACAATGTAGAGTCATCTGGTACTTATGGTTTACCAATATTAGTAACTTCAACTCAAGGCCAAAGATAATGACAAAAGATATTCTATTATTCGAAAACGGTTCCGGAGGAGAAATGAAAATCTTTTCTAATGATTTGGCACTGG